TGATTGATCGAGAACTCCTCTGAAAGTATGAGTCTCTCTCGTCGCCCGTTCATACATTTGACTGAGCTTCTCTTTTATGAGCGCGAGTTTTTCTTCTTCGGTCGCCGCGCCCTTGACCTGAACTCCGACCCGCTGGAGGGCCGTATAATTTCCTTCGAAAGCCTTCGCGACCATCCGCGTGGCGCTCTCGAGGTCGATATTGAAAGTCCGGGCGAGGCCGATCGCCCCGCGGGTTGCCTCATCCCAATATTTCGGAGAGAGACCAAGCTGGACGAGGAGCGCCTGGGCGCCTTGGACTTGCTCATGAGTGAAGCGTGTCGTTTTCGAGAGCTGCTGAGCATAGCCGAGAAGATGAGTTGCGTTAGATTCGACCTCGCGCCCACTCGAGGCGAGCGCGTTCCGGAGATTATTCTCGGCCTCCTCCTCGTCCATCGCGTTCTCGATACAGTCTTTTCCAAATTTGATATAAGACCCGATCGCGCCGGTGATTTTCTCGTAGGCGAGCTGGCCGGCGGCGATTGCGCCGCTGAGTTTGGCGAAGCCTACATGGCTTGAGTCGGCGGTGGTTCCGGATTCGGAAATCTGCTTTTGTACGGCCTTGATCTGGGCCGTCGCCTGAGTCGTATCCGCCTCGAACGTATATTTTACGTCACCCATTCTCAGTCCCTCTTTTAAGCTCCGCGATCTTTTCGGCCTCGATCGTCTTTTCCGAGAGATGGATCTTTTCGATAGCCTTCAGAAATAGCGGGCGGCCGGCCGGCCCGAAGCGGAGATCTCGGAAGGCTTCGGCGACCAGGCCGGCCTCGATCGTGAACGGCGTCACGTTCTCGAAGTACCAGAGCGCCGCGCTCGCCTCGAAATCCGACATTTGCGCCGCCAGGCCGGCGAATTCGCAGTTCCTGCATCCGGATCTATCCTCCCCCGCCTCATGCCGGTGATCCTCCGGCTTCGTCATCGCGTTCCACCAGGCTTCCCGGAAGGCGAGGTAGGCGGTCAGTTTTTTAGGAAGTTCTCCGTCGCGCCGGCAAAATCCCGGATCTCAAAAATGAGCAAATTCTTGACGGTCCCCTTTTCGTCGAGGACCGCCTCCCGGAGCAGCGGCGCCAAGTAAGCTCCTTTTGTAACCTCCGTGACAGGGATCGGTTCGCCGGCCTTCATGAGATCCCAGCCGACGACGCAGTCGAGGACCTCCTCGACCAAAACCCGGCTGTATTCCGGCGCCTTCTTCTCGGTGTTCATGATATCGATCGCCTTGAGAAAACTCAGCGGACGGACCGTGAGCCGGATATTCGGCGGATCGACGATCTTCGTCGCGAGGTTGAGCACGAGCTCGGCTGTGGGATTGAGTTCTTTGATCTCGGGCATCGCTCGATCCTCTAGGCTAGGGCGTTCGCCGTCGACTTATTCATCAGGTCGAGCTGGACCGGCTTTGTGATCCCCGTCATTCCCTGCGGCGCCGTATCGGCCTCGAGCCCGCGAAGGATCGCTTTCGCGGGGATGATTCCGCCATGAGCGTATTCGATATCTTCGATCTTGAGCCGGGGGAACTGGAATTTGATGTAATAGTAGTAGGTCTCCGCGATCAGGTTCCCCGTGAAGACGAGGTCCATCTTTTTCTCGTTGCCGGCTTTCCAATCGGCGAAATAGACCTTGTTCGCCGTGTCCATCCTCGGCCATTCGAGCATCACCTTGACCAGCGGTTTTTTTAAGCCTTCCAGCGGCTCGACAATCGTCGGGCTGCTGGCCGTGTGCGGGACGTCGATGTCGCGCCGCTCGATCTCGACCGAGAAATTCCGGGGATAGGTCTTGTCTCCGTCGGCGAGTGGGATACCGCTCTGGGCGTTGATCCGGAAAATCGATTGCTTATAAAGCGTCCGCTCATGGCGCTGCGGATAGGTGACGTTCGTCATGGCCGAGATAATGGCGCTGTCGTCAATAACCTGATTCCCGCGGCAGGCGACCGCGAGTTTCAGAAGGCCGGCGGCGAGTGAATAGGTGAGCTTGTGGAATTTAATCGACGGGACGACGTGGATCTTGTCGAGTTTCTCGACGGCATAGGTCCCGAAGATCCCGGCGATCGAGTTCGCGAGCGAGAGTGTGTGCAGATAAGCGTCTGACGCCCCCTGTTTCGCGGGCGCCGCGGCCGCGCCCATGACCGCGGCCTGGATGAAGTTGAGGCCGTCATAGCGACAGTCGAACTCGAGCGCGAAATCGGCCGGCGAGACGTCGCCAAAGTCGAGATCGTGCTCGAAGGGCGAGGCGATCGAGTCCTCGTCGATCCCCGGCATGATATGTTTCGGGACGCCCCAGTTGAGCGGGATGATCCCGCTCCCGGCGACGTTTACGTCGATTTCCGTCCCCCAGGCCGCGGCCTTTTTGAGGGCCGCCTTGTTGAGTCTGCTTTCTACGCTTCCCATGTCTTATCCTCCGTTCTTTTCCTTGCCCGCCTTCTCCTTGACCTCGACCGCCCAGCCGTCCTTGATCCAGGACTTGGCCGTCGCGTCCGGGATCTTCCGGGCGCCGCAGTCGATCGTCTCGCCCTTCGTGAGGGCGCCGAAGTCCGGCGAGTGTTGATCCTCTCGGATCCATTTGATCTTCATACGAATCTCCTTCGTTTATCCTGTCGGCCGGGGCATCTCCGCCGGCGGCCGGTCGTTCATAGCTCCTGTATGTAGCCGGCAACGCGGATCCGGACCTTCTGGTCGAAGAGGCCGAATCCCTGGGCCGAAAAGAGCCCGTCGTCTGTCTCGTATCCTTCGTCCGGAATCGTCTCCTCCGCGATCTGGCTCAGGCTCCCGGGGAGGCCCGACGTCGCGTCCGTCTCGATCGCCCGGCGGATATCCTGGATACATTTCAACATCTTCGAGACCGTGTCGACGTTGTCCCGGACGAAGCCGCTCACGGTGACGATCATGTCTTCGGTCCAGAGGTTCGAGGGCCCGTCGAGCTGCATCCGGGGCGCGCTCTCGACGAAGACCGCGTACCAGGGATCGCCGACTTCCTTCTCGAAGGCGATCGCCCTCATCCGGACGCCCGCCGGCGTGTACCAATAATCGTCGCCGGCCGTGATCGCCTGGAGGACCGCGACGACGCGCTCGAGCGCCAGGAGTTTTTTCGATTTCGCCGGCGGCATTTAATCCTCCCTCCCGCCCTCGCCGAACTCGATCGCCCGCTGCAGCTCCGGCGGATCGAAGATCCGGCGGAGCATCATCGACTCTTCGTCCATCGACCGGGAAAGCCAGCGCCGGGCCGGCATCCTGACCTCTTTGACCAGCAGAAAGAGCGGCGCGAAACCGCGGCCTGTCTTCTGGATGATGAGCAGCTTCCCGCTCATCGTCTTAACCACCTCCGTGTCTCCATAATTCCGGGCCTGGCCCTGGACGCCCGGGAACGGGATCGTCAAGAATTTCGCCGTCCGCGGCCGGATCGTCCCGCCGAATTCGTGGATCGCCGCGTACTTGATCTCATGCTTCGGCGGGATCCCGGTCCCGATCTCGCCGTAGACTTTGTCGGCGGCCATCCAGGACCGAAAGCTGATGTTCCTCGCGAGCTGCCGGGTCGGCCGGCGGCCGCGGTAGAATCCGAGGATCGAGCCGGCGACGTTCCGCTGCGCCCGCAGGACGACGGCCGCGGCGTAGGCGTTGAAGCGCCGGCGGACGACGTTCGGCAGGAGCAACCAGCGATAGGTCCGGAGGTCGGCCTTCGAGGTGTCGACGATCCATCTCATGCGTAGGGCCTCATATATTTCCGGAGGACCCGCTCGACCGATTTCAAGAGATCATGCTCGGTGTAGCTGATCGATCCGTCCGGGAAGCTCCGGGACGACTCGCCCCAGGTCTTCTCTTTCCAGATCTGGAACTCGAGCGCCGCCTGTTTCATCACCTCGAGCGCGAGGTCCTTCGGGACCGTCGAGAATCCGCCCTTGTAGGTGAGCTTGACGTTCTGCTTTCCGACTGTCCAGGTCGCGCCGTTGAGGAGCTCGAGATAGCCGTCGTTATCGAAGCTGTAGATGAGGAAGTCCGTCCCCTCGACAAGAACGACGTCGTCGAGCGTGATCGCCGAAAGGTCCGCGATCGGGAACTGCGGGAGCGAGAGCTGCGCCTGGCCGTTGCCGTCGAGCTTCTGGTCCGTGTAGGCCGTCTGTTTCAGCGTCCGGCCGACCTCGTTGTCGAAGCGGGTCGACGTTCCGTTGATTATCTTTTCGAGGATCGCGTCCCAGGTCTCGACGCCGACGTCGATCTGGAGATAGACCTTCGCGTCGGCGACCGTGATTAGGGCGTTCGGGTCGAGTGCCATCGTGGCCTCCTTGTCTACCTCGTCTTGGCTTCCTTAATCATCCGGTCCTTTGAAATCTTGGAGATATCGCGGGCCTTGGCATCGGCCGGCTGTTTTGGCTCGGCTGAGAAGTTCTTCGGGAAGTCCGCGAGCAGCTCCCGGCCTTTGCCGTCCGGGACGTCCTGGACCTGGCCGTCCGTGAATTTGAAAAATTCGAGCTGGCCATCCGTCTTGTAGAAGCCGTTATAAATGACCATGTTTTCAGTCGCCTTGAATTTAATCTTCATGGCGCCTCCTTTGATAAAATGCCGGGGCGGGAGACCGGCGTCCCCCGCCCCGTGAGAATTTTCGATCTCAGCCTAACGGCCGGTTAGGGCTCGATATCGATCCATTGGATCCCGATCGTCAACCCCGTGACGGCCATCCCGGTGCCGGTCTTCGAGTAGTTTATTTCGAGGTTCGTGTTGGCGGGGATCTCCTCCGTCCCCACGACGGGCGTGAACTCGACAAAGTCGCCGGCGACGAAAGACTGGCCGCTCGCGGCGGGTCCGGTCGAGACCTTCTTGATCTCGACGGCGCCGTTCATGACTTTGATGTTCTGATAGTTCGTGTCGGCCGCGGCGACAGCGGCCTTCGAGCCCATGAAGATCTTCTTGATCTGGATCTTGTTCTTCGTATAGAAGAACGGGTGCTTGACGGCGTCGGCGTCGGCGGCGATATCGCCGACGTTGATGAACGAATAGCGCTCATGGCTTGGTCTAGGCATGATGTTCTCCTTTTATCTATTTCCCCCGTCCTTACAGGGAAATCTTGTAGCCGTACCCGACGGTGACGACCGACGAGCTCACGGCCCAGCGATCGATAAAGGCCTTCCGGAAGCTGACGCTCAGGACGTTCTGATCGCTGTCCGGATCCTGGTCCGCGCCTCGGAACTTGACCTTCGGCAGGCCGCGCGTCCCGATGACGAAGCCCCGGCGGTAGACCGTCAAAAGCCCGGTCTTGGTCGTCGTGATCCCGTCATAGACGCCGCTGTCGTTCAGGTCCTCGCGCATCCTCTCGCTAGTGATAAGCGGAGATCCGTAGACCCGGCCGAGTTCGCCCGTGACGATCGTCGCGAGCGGACCGTATTTGTCGACGGTCAGGAACTCGGTAATCCCGAGGGCCTTGTTGTAGCTCGAGATCCCGGCGATATAGACGACGTCGGCCGGTGTGATCCCATACTTTCCCATTTTCGCCTTGAGGCTGCGGATCGTGTCCTTGTCGAACGTCGAGAGGTCGAGCTTCGCCGTCGCGGCCGTGATCGCGAGCTTCCGGAGCCCCTTCCAGGCCTTGCGCTGATCGAGCGCGCTCGTTATGTCCGAGTCGAACGGCGAGACCGAGTCGTCCCCGTTGATGAGGACGTTTTCGACCGCCTCCCCGCCGCTGAGATTAAGTTCCTCTTTGAGCATGGGCAGGACGGCCAGGATCGAATCCTCCGTCAATTCCTCGCTGAAAAGCGTCCGAGCCTTGAGTTTCTTAGCGGTCATCGTACGCTTGCCGGTCGAGACGTTAGAGGCCGGCGCCTTCGAGGGCTCGTCACTCTGCGCCTCCGGGACGAGATACCATGTCATCGCCCCGCCGATGAAGGGCAGGTCGAACGGGTTAGAGGGCATGACGACTTCCGGGAAGAGCTGCGCGACCTTCGAGGCGAGCCGGAATTTCTCGATGAAGTCCGCGCTGAGGAGCGTCGGGACCCATTCGGCGCCGGCGCCCGCGGTCGCCTCCGCGAGGGCCTTGCCGAGGCCGGTCTCCTCGATCATCCCCCACATCTTCGTCTGTCTCGGGTTTTTGCCGAGAATCGTCGAGACGATCAGGGCGTCATCGCAGAAGTCGCGGAGCGCCCGTTCCTCGTCCGAGAGCGGCCGCTCGGGCAGCCCGTTATTGATGTTGATCGCTTTCGTGGCGCTCGCATTCGAGCTGGCCACGGCCAGGATCCGGCCGATACTCCGGGCGCGGGCCCCGGTCGGCTCGTCCACATAGGGGATCCGGCGGGCGGCCTCGACCTTCGGAGCGGTCTCCGGGTGAGCCTCCCAGAGCTCGCGCAGGATCTTGAGCTGATCCGCGGAGACGGTCTTCGCGGTCTCAAGCTGCTTGAGAAGTTCTTCTAGTTTTTTGTCCACTTATTTTCCTCCTTGAATCGGTGGATGAGTTTCGTCATCAGCTCCTGTTTCTGCTCCTCGAGTTCGATCAGGGCGCTGATGGCAGGTCCAATAATTTTTATTTCCTCGGCCTCGTCGGCCTGTAAATCTTTGTCGTTTTCTATGTCTTCGATCTTCGCGGCGCAGGGCTCGCATTTCTCGCCGGCTGCCGCCTCGAAGTCGCCGTCGTGGGCCTTGCAATGGGCCCGGGCCTCGGCGGCCGTCCACTCGTCCTTCTTATAGCGGTAGGCCTGCTCCTCGGAGATCTCTTCCCCTTCGTCGTTTTTCCGCCAGCCGAAGATGATATGATAGGTTTTCCCTTCGTGCTTCCGGCTGCCGCGCGTGAAGCGGTCGTATTTATCCGGATCCTGGAGCCGGCAGGCGTGTTCATTTTCATAAGGTTTTTCGACGAACTCGCGCTCGATCGGCTCAGCTCCGATCTCTCTGAGATAAGCGTTAAATTTGCCTACGCTTGTCGGGCCTTCGTCTTTTTTCGGAGGCTCCAGATCCTGGCCTGGCTCAACCCGGCCGCCGTCGATCTTTACCGTTATGACGGACTCCGGAGTGTCAAGGATCTTTGCTCCCGGACTGATCGGGCCGGCCGGGTCAAAAGTATTGCCAAAATCAATATTGTTATTTTTATCCAGAATGACCTTGGGCGCCGGCGGGATCCAACGTTGCTCTGAGATCATCGGGATCCGGGTATGGATCGTCTCGAAGCTCGCCGGCGAGACGAGGCCCTTCTTGAAGGCGTCATTTATCGCCGCGGCGTTCGCCGGGATGACGACGTTCGAGTATTCGAGGAGTTCCGTCTCTTTGAAGTCCCAGCCGATTTGTTTTCCCTCTTCGTCCTTGAGCTCCTCGTAGCCATTGTCTTTTATAACGAAGCCGATCGACCAACCCAGGAGCTTTTTCGCGTTTAACGTCCAGAGATCGGCGATGAGGGCCCGAAGCTTCTCGTCTTGGAATTCCCGGGGATCCAGGAAGCGGGTCCCGGCCCAGAGCTCGAGGATCCCGTCCTGGCCCTTGATCTTATCGAGCCCGACGTTCTCCGCGACGACCGGCAGCGGGTCGACCGAGCCGTAGAGATGGCCATAGAGGACGGCTGGCTTCTTTTTGAACTGTTTCAGGTCTATTCCCGAGATCCGGACGATATCGCCGATCCGGTCCCGCTCCTCTTTCGAGATCCTGTGCCAGATCGTCTTGGTCTTCTCGTCGACCTTCCGGACGATCGGCTCCGCGAATTTTATGATTTTATTCATAGGTTTCTCACCTCCGGGAATATCGTACAGTAGCAATTACAAAAATTGTCCGGGGTCGCGCCCTGGGAGGCGTCGCCCGGGAACATCATTTCCTGGATCTCGCCGTTCGGAGCCTGGACGTGGAAGTTCTCCGAGAGCGCGATCGGCTCGTCGTTGTATTTCCGGTCCGCGTCCATATGGCCCTGCCGGCTCTTCTCGACAAAGGCGCAAACCCAGCCCTTGAGCTCGACCTCCGGATTCGCCTTGTAGCCTTCGAGGAGGCCGAAATTCTCGACCTCGCACATTTCGGTCTTCGAGACGAGCCGAGACCGGCTATAACTGAGCTGCTCGCATTTCGCGGCGATCTCCTGGGCGATCTTCTCGACCGTCCAACCCTCCTGGAGTCCCTCCTGGATGATCTTCGTTATCGCCGCCTTCGAAGTCATCGTGATTTCGGATCCAGCGCTCATGACCATTTCTTCGATCTTGATCTTGTGGATCTCCGTAAAATTGAACTCGTCGTCCTGGCGGGTATCCGAGAGGATCGATTTCTCGTCCGGATCCCAGAGGATCCCCTTTGTCTGTTTGAGGCCGGTCTGGGCCGCCTTCAAAAAGAACTCCTGGTAGAGCCGCTCGAATCGCTTCCGGTAGGAGGTGATCTCCTCGTCCTCGTTGAGCAGCTTGCCGGCGCTGAGCTCGGCCGGCTGCTGGGCCTTCCTCGCCCTGGCCGCGGCCGAGTAGCCCTGTTTCTTGAGCCAATGTTGAACGAGCGGCTCCATCCGGCGCGCCTTCGCGTCGGTCCGTTTCTCGAAGGCCTTCCAGAGCAATTCCTTCCGCTCCGGAGTCGCCCAGAACGAGACGCCGTCGCGCAGGCCGCGGGTGGTCGATCTGAGCGTCTTCGGCGTCTTGCTCTTTTCGCCGTCTCCATTCTCGCCGGCTGCCAAGTCCTCCGGCGGCGGCCCGTCTGATTCGTCAAAGCCGACCGGCAGCGCCGACATGGGCATATAGTAAACGTTCCCGCCGGCGTAGCCCTCGCCGCCGTACATTTCGCGGATGATCTGGTTCGGTGTTTTGATCCCGTTCTGGATGAGCCCGGTCGCGACTCTC